CTAGGTCCGCTGCTGTAATCGAGCGACCTGAAGCTAAGGAAGCTCCCGTTCCAGCACCACCGTCCCAGAGTGTCTCTGCCGTTCCAATCCCAGAAGTCATAGCTCCACCGCGTCCGAGAGTTTCCCGAGTTGAAACAGCGGCTCTACCAGAAGCTCGGCGTCCTGGTGCGGCTTTAACACCTAAAGATGTAGTCGAGGCAGTGTATAGTGATGGATATGTGTGGTTCAACTTCCCAAAGACTCGTAGCACAGATCTACTTCCTAAAGAGGATAAAACGCCGGAAGCTGTTCAAGCTCCTGAACCTATTCCAACTCCTGAAGCTAAAGCTCTACCTGAGCCTATTCAGGATAGTATAACGTCCCTCGCTGAGACTCGTGCGAAGTTCGCTGCTCCTGTTATTGATGTCGAAAAAGCCAAAGCAGAAATTGCTGCTGACTTTGGTAAGCTTAGTAGCACTGAGCTTTTTGACATGCGTAACCAGCTTGCTGATGTGGCGGATAAGACTGGTAAACAAGCAGATTTTATTAGGCAAGCAATTGATATAGCCCAACGGGGTGCCGACCAACGTAGATTGATGGTTGAAGAGAAGGCTGTTGGCTATACCAAGGAAGGCTTTCAAATTGACCCTGAGACTGATAAGATTATTCCAGTAGAACGGCATGCAGATGTTCGCGTTCTTGGTCGAAGTTTGCGATCTGTAGCAGTTGGTCAAGTGCCAAGAGTTACGCCAGACATGTTAGATTATAGTCATACTAAAGTCCCTGGTATGGATGATACTGCTAGGATTGCCTTCTTAGAGAAAATGAAGCAGAACGTCGTCGAAAGATACAACAAGCTTCGTGATGATATTACCATTGCTGGAGATACAGGGGCAGATTGGGAGACTTCTGGTATAAATAGTCGGATAAATGAACTGGAAAGGGATGCTAGAGCAATCGGCAAATTCCCCTCAGACATTACACATGGTCGCCGACCACTTCAGCCTGTTGTTAATCCTGATGGCACAGTTCGTGAAATGGCTCCATATGAGGACATGAACCTTAAGCGTGCCTCTCAAATAATGGGCCGTAAGGTTCATACTATCCCCACTAACGAAGAGTTAGAAGCAAGAGCCAATGAACTGAATCAGCGAGCCAAACTCCATCAGTCACTCGTAGATACAATTGATGACATCATCGCCCGTCGTGGCAACAAGGAACGTGGGGCTGTTGGAGTAAAAAATGTTCAATTCCCATCAGCCATTCCAGTTGAAGAACAAGACTTCTCTAGCGGACATATATTTGAACGTGCAGCCGCTCTTGGACTGGAGCCTAAAAAGGTAACGTTTGACAGCCCACCCGGACAAGATGGCTGGCTCTCAGCTGATGGGAAAGTATATATTGGCAGTGGACACGGCCAGAGCCACAATGCAATTGCTGCTGCTCTACTGCCTGAAACTGACAAACTTGGCAGCGCCATGCGTGCCATGCTAGATAATGGATGGCTCCGTGTTGTTAGTCCTACTGCATTTGAAGCTTGGAAACTTGATCCTAAGACTATAAGTACGATTGAGAATGCAAGTTGGTGGTATGGTTCCAACGGTCATGCGATGGTAATTGACACTCGTGGACCTGATCGTATGCATTCTCTTATGCTTGATGCTGGATGGGAAAATCTTTCACAGGAGATTGCTAAGCAAAGGAACTTCCTAAAGATTCCTGAAGAGGCCGGTGTCGCTCGTGGCATAGAGATAATGGGTGGAATGGGCCTTGGTGGGGTTGCTGGAGTTGCTGCTGGTGGGGCGCTTGGCGGCGCTCCTGGTGCTGTTATTGGAGGAACAGTTGGAGCGTTCCTTGGTGCGGTATCGCCAGCCCTGATGCATCTTAAGCCAGTCCGTGAAGCCTTTGGTAAGATAACACCGCTTCTTAACATGCATGATATAAGTCTCAAAAGCTGGCTTGAAGGTCCTAAGCAGGAACCTGCTATCAATCCTGATATGCGGGAGATTCAAGCTAAGCAACAGCGCAGTATGGCCGGACCAGACTTTGATTTTACCAAGCGGCTTGTTCAACTTCCTGGAGAGATACAGCGCAAGCTGATTGATAGGTTCGTCTTTGTTAATGACCATCCTGGACCACTCAACAACCTTATCCTGCGCCTAATCAAAGCCCCAGGTCAAGCCTTCCGAGACTTGCGTGGTAACCTAAGCGTTGATGATAGCCCTTATGTTACTATCCGTAGCGCTCTTGGCCTCAGTGGTGGTGCTCAAGCCATGCATAACCTTGGCTATAGTAAAATCATTGAGGAAGCTCAGAAGGGTGGCATAGCTAATTATCTCTATGAGTATCTAAATCTTAAGGGTGGATTTGAACGAACCTATGATATCCTAAACGAGCGGTTAGGCCGTGCCAAATCTGATATACAGGATATAAACACCAAGCTTCAGGACCCCAATCTGAGTATTCGTCAGAAGGTTGCTTTAGAAGATGATCTTGCTGAGGCTAAAGCTGTGCAAGAGCATATGGAGTATCGTATTGGCTCTGGTGAAGCCACACCTATGGGCTTCACTCCTGAGAAGACTCAGAGAGCTTTGGGGGATATGCAAGCCATTATCTCGCCTGAAAAATTTAAGGCTGTTACTGATCTTGCCAATCGGGTATTCGATCAGAACAGAACGATTCTGGATATGATCCATCAGAATGGTCTGATTGGAGATGATGAGTACCAAACTTATATAGCTCGTGGTAATGAATACATCCCCATGACGCGCATCATGGATAATATGAGCGCGAACACTCTGAGATTCCAAGGAAAGGAATCTCCATACTACCTGCGGCAACAGAATGTTATCAAGGCTCTGGAAGGTAGCGAGCGAGTTCCCAAGAATCCTATTCAGGCATCAGCCGATGCCAATGGTGAAGCTATCCGTGAAGTTGTTCGCAACAACGTCATCGGAGACTTCCTCAAGCTGGCCCATGACGATCCAAAGGGTGTTGGTTCCTACTTTACGCCTGTCTCCGCAGACTACAAAGCCAAGGCAGGTGAAGCTCTAGTTGGACACTATGAGAATGGAGTTGTAAAGACCTATTCTGTTCCAGATTGGTTAGGTCAAACACTTCAGAACGCATCTCCTATTACGAATGATTTAATGGGTGGAGTAATGGCAAGATGGACGGCACAAGTTCTCCGTAAGGGAGCGACTGCTGGTAATCTTGCTTATACTTCGATGCGTGCAATACGAGATACGATGGGCGCTGCAATTCTCTCAGAAGGTGGTATTCGAAAGGAAACACCTTTAAAGGACATTCAACAACTCGGTACTCTGTGGGCCAAGAATCTATATGAGTCTTTATCAAAAGGTCCAGCATGGCAAGAGTATATGAAGTCTGGTGGCGCATTTGGTGTTCTCCAACGGAATATTACACCCGATCACTTCATCAGCTTGGACAACCTTGGTTGGACTGGTAAGCTTGCTAAGGGACGGATGATAGATACTGTCTCTGATTTCAACGCAGCAATGGAAGATGCCATCAAGATGACACACTTCCAGCGGCTACGTGAGATGGGATATAGTGTTAAGGCCGCTCAGTGGGAGATGCGTAGATATGGTGGAGCACCTGACTATTCTCGTGCTGGTGAGTTAGGTCCTGTAGCTAACTTGCTATTCATGTTCTTCAACGCCAAGTTGCAGGATACAACTCGTGTATTTGCCAAATTTGCTGAGAATCCTGCTCGTATGTCCGTGTTCCTTGGTGGCTTAACAGCAATGGCTATGACTTTAGCCGAACATAACATTCAGCAGAAGGATGAGAATGGCAAGCCGCTAATGCCTCGTGTCTCTGTTGGAGATCGAGAGCGCAACTTCTGCTTCCTGACTGGCCAAACCTACCAGTCTTCATCGGGCGCGACACTCCCCATCTACTATAAGATTCCCAAGCCTGATGTTGTCAGAATCTTAGTCAATCCTATAGAGAACACTCTTAACAAGCTTGGTGGAAGAGAGACTCGTTCAGGTGAACAGCTTGCTCTAGATGAAATCTCTGGTATGATTCCTGGACAGTTTGCTTTGAAAGAAGGTCACCTTGGAAAGACTGCTCTACAGGGCGCTGCGTCAGCTTTGAATCCTGCACTTCGTATTCCTGCTGAACAGTTTATGAACTATCAGTTCGCCGGGACTGGTGGGCCTATCGTCCCTGAACGCGAACAAGGAATTGATCCAAGATATCAGTATGGTATTGGAACCAGTGCAGTTGCTAGGACTATGGGAGAAGGTGGACTTCCTGGTGCGGGTGCTGGTGCGGCTATGGGAGGGGCTATGGGTGGGATGTATTATGGTGTGCCGGGTGCTTTGGTTGCAGGTGGAATCGGAGCTGCTGTTGGCGCTGCTGGTCTATCTCCACGTAGAATAGATGCCTTCATGCGGGGTACAACGGCTGGTGCGGGTGAGATTGCTACTACTGCTCTTGATCCCTTTATGGGCCAACGAACTAAGGAAGTTCAAGGTCCTGAAGCTTGGAGACAGCAGCCGGGTATAGGGCCAATCATCTCCCGATTCGTTTCCTCACCAATGGATCAGCAAGAGCATGATCTACAGGATAGATTCTACAACAACATTGATAAGGTAACTCCAGCTTATAAGACATTCAAGGACTTAGAGAAGCGCGATCCTGATGAAGCTGGTAGATATCTAGCCGCAAATAGGGATAGTATTCAGAAGGGTTCACTGGCAGTTAAGATGCAGGAAAAGTTAGCTTACATCAATTCTATGCAGCGACAGCTTGAACAGAATCCTCAAGTCTCGCCACAGGACCGACAGAAGTATCTCAAGAACATGCACGATGCCAAACTTAACATTCTTCAGGCGTTCGTCGGGATTCTTGAACCAACTCCAAGCGGCAATGTGAATACTGGCTGGAGCCCAATGGGGACGACGGCTAAGTAGCTTATCTATATCTATAGAAAAGTAGATAGCACAAGCCAATAAATTGAATGACTACAGCTATACAGGCGCATACAGTACGAATAGTCTCTTTAGTTTTGCTGGACACTTGGTTCCACCTGTAATGGGTCCTGAGCTTGTGATTCTAATTTCTTAAGTATAGCTGCACGCTTGGCTTCACGCCATTTCATTTGCTGTTCGTGGCGCTCTCTATGCATACGCCAGACTTCCCTTTCATAGAATCGAATTTTTTCTCCCTGCCAAACAATCCAAATAAGCAAGATGATTTCTACAATAAAGAGAGTAGTATCTAATAGAGAACTCATATAAACACCTAGGACCCTCTAGAGGTGGTATCATACAGTGACGACAATCCGTTTTCCAATACGGCCTTGGCTCGGGAAATACGAAGCCACACTTCTACGTCTTTATGGTAGCCGGACATTTTATATGAACGATTTCTACCTTGAGAAATTTTTCTCACACTTCCCAAACACAGTTGGCTTGGAAGAATTTACTATAGCTGATATTACTGACTATCGAGCATGGCGTGAATCAGATGGAGCCAAAACCCAGGCCGTCGCCAATGAGATTTCGGCTCTCAACCGATTCTGGAAATGGTTAATCGAGAAGAACAAACTCCATCTATCCAATCCCACCATTAAGATCAAATCCTCCACCAGCGCCCGGTACGAGCGGCAATTCAAGCTGGAGGACTTCCGGCGGTTGCTGGACGCTTGCTCGGACAAAATGGTTCGTGAGCATCTGGTTGATCTTGCTGGTGGTTATGATAGGTCGAACGAGTTTGGAACGTACCAGCTTGGTGTGGCTATACACAACGCTGGCGTATTGGCGGACATGCCGTGGCTTAACCTTGTGACACTGCGTAGTGCTATAAAACAATCTCTCTGGCGGGATATTATTAAGCGGGAGTACCAGAAGCTCCGTGACTCCCTTACGCCAGAACCCCAACCTGCGAGCGACACTCTCGCTAACATCTAAGTCCCTCCCGCATACATACGGACCCCTATCATACACTGTAGCAGTTAACATCTTATTGGTAGTTGGGTTTAGTATCTCCAGCTTAGTCCCAAATGGCAAAGTCTTGCTAGCGGCAATTGGCAAATCTGGATTGTAGATTTTCCCATTTGCCATTGGCTTGCCTCTAAAAGCTTCTCCATACCAACTACTTGTCAGCAGAAGGGGTACACGAACTGCCGGAGCTATCATCACATTCAAAGGGACTTCCCGCTGTGACGATATAGCCTCCATGCCCGTCTGGTTCCAAGTCAGTATGAATGAGCATATCATCAAGAGCTTCAAAAATTTCCTCATTTGTCCTCGCTGGTTTAGGACGATCATCCGTCCCCGTATGTCGCGTTTCGTATGTCTGTAAAAAGTGAATGTTGCATGCGGCATGATGCAGATGGGATAATCCAGTTTCAGGATCAATACTCTCCCCATTCCACCATGCCCACATGTGACGCATTAGCGCGGCAAATACTCTTCCCCACGCCAATCCTTTTTCCCAATTTCGATCTGCATACTTTGTAGCTCCGAAGGTTAGAACTTCCACCAGACCTTTCAACCCTTCTGGTGCTACAAGATCATAACGTAACTTTCCCAAATCGTGCTTATCTCCGGTGGGCATCTTAGCTCCTAGCGTGTCGTTCAATTATTCTATCAAACTGGTTAAGACTCTCAACCGCAGGGTAAGCGCAAGCCTCGTTGTACGTTCTACGCTGAAGGAATGTTTTACAGCGCGGGGCCTTTTCAATGACATCCAACACATTCTCAGGCTTATCATCAATATAGAAGTCCAATCCTAATCCTCTAGCTATATCTCCCTTATTACGAGATATGAGAACTGTAGGATAGTCTATATTATATTGTTGATGAAGCCAAAGTTGTGTCTGCTTCTCAATAGGATATCCGGTTCCATCCATACGATCTGTGATGAATACACAACGATGATTGTCACAGAGATGTGGGAGAAACTCAGTATGGACATATGGAGATAAGCCGATCCACCAGTTATAGATAGAGTTAAGCTTCTTCCACATGAGCTTAGCCTCTTCTTCAGTTATACCTAGAGAAGAGAATGCCCATGAAGTTTGAATAAGATCATCAGAGGGCCACCCATTAAGCATAGACTTAAAGAGTATTCTTGCACCACCTACGAAATCGGAAAGAACTCCATCTATGTCTATACCTATATTGAATCTCTTCATTTAAACCTTCTTAGTCTCGCGGCCCCATTTCCCACATTTTGAACATTGGAACCGACGATACCGATTCACACCAACGAATGCAAATCCTCTATAGTAGATGTTTCCACCACACACTCCACACTTCTCTCTGTTCATAAACACTCGTGGATGTGGGTAGTCATACTGTCTAATACGGAGATAGAGCGCTTCTAGTGTTCTGATATCTTGGGCACAATACTTTGCCATAGCTGCAATAGCATTGTGATCCCCGGACATGGCTCGTAGCCACCATCCAGGCCATTCGTTAGCTTTCTTATGGATATGCTTGCGCTGCTTTAACTTGAGAATCTCAGACAGTTTTCCTAGACGATTGCTGGAGAATTTGAAAGCAGTCCGGGCAATCCGCCATGTATCACGGAGCTTCGTTGGTGGAGGTGGTGTGAGTCCGTGAATAGCGCATCGGCCCTGGAAGAACTTCCGGTCAAAGCGTTCGCCGTAATGAGCTACCAGCAAATCCGCTCTCTCCATAATCTGAAGGGCAGCTTGGAGCAATGGCTTATCATTGATCCCTTTGTTGTACGAGAACCAATTCGGGAATTGGTCAACAGTGAGAACATGGGTTTTTTCTTCACCAAGCCACTTGTAGCCAAAGCAAAGTGTAGTAGCGAGATCAGCTTGCAAGCCATTCACGCCACTGGTTTCTAAGTCAAAGAATAGAATCTTGGGATCAGGCATGTTAGTTAGTTATCCTATTGAAAGTTTTTGTAGCGCCATCTAGTTGAATATCCATTGGGAATGGGTTCTCAGTATTCCTCAATACAAAATGTAGTCGTAGATAGGTGGGATCGTTTTGGACTGGCTTTTGAACGGTGATGACACTATCCACTGCACCGAATACTGCTGACGCTCCCCGTAAGGAGTTAGCATCATATCCCATTCGGGTTTCTCCGGGCTTCCCCATATGATGCACAATAATTGTGGAGTGTCCATACTTTTCCTGGAGTCCAATAAACCTCTCCATGACTCTCTGCATCTGGGAGTTGTCATTCTCGTCCTGATTATGGAACCAAATCAGAGGATCAAAGATTATTACCTGTGGATGACAACCTTCAATATGTCTCTCTATGTTCTTGATTCCATCAGTTGAATCTACCTTACATACTAAGTCTTTCGACACATAGTAGAAATTCCGTGCCGCTATGGGACTGGCACGGAACTTGTGTAACCCATCTATTCTGTCTCGAAGCCTATATTCGCCTAACTCTTGTTCCAGCAGAAGCACGGTCTTGGGTTCATCTACAGCCCAGGCATCTAAGGCCATTCGACCAGCAGCTAAATCATATGCTATGTTCAATGCTATGAATGACTTATAAGACTTAGGCTGTGCTCCAATGAGAACGATTCCCTTAACTGGAATAACAGGATAGGCATGATACTTAGTGGGTGGAATAGGCCTTGAGAGTAATTCTCCAATGGTCTGGGCCACGAATTACTCCGCTTGTTATATTTGTTGAGCTACATCCGGCGTCCCGGTTAATCTCTTCTGCATCTTCTTCTGAAGCTGAGCTTCCTTGATCTTGCGAGCTAGGAACTGCTTGAGGGTACATAGCTCAAACTTGAAGAATGTATCTTGGTGATAAGTCAAACCTGATTGTCCGGCATCTGGCCTACGGACGATAAACGCTTCCACTTGAGCACCTTCAGGAACAGGCTCATAGCCAATAATCTGAACCGGATCACCTGTATTCTTGAGTACAACTAAATCACCAACTTTGAACATCTAAACCTCCTGTAACTTCAATTCTCCCCATGACATTCCTGGCTCACCTGCTTTGATATCTACAGGTATAGCATAGCCAGCTAACTCTTTCCACGGCTGTTCCATTACAGTCCTCATACAAGTCATTACAGCTTCACGGAGATTGTATGGACACTCAAACAATAGAGAGTCATGGACTTGCAAAACTAATCTAGCAGGATATGGAATGGGAGCTAGGATTGGGCAAACCTTAAGAGCCAACTCTATCGGCCATTGGATGCGCTCGTAGTACAATCCAATCATAGTTCTGAAACAAATATCAGCGCCAGTACCCTGCAATATGAATCTGATTCCTTCCGTGTAAGCCGTCTGTGACCAGAACCATCGCTTACGACCAAAAGCATTCGTCAAGATACCTTTCTGTACGGCTGTATTCCCAACTCGTTCCTGCCATTGAACTGATTTCTCATTCAGCTTCTTCCACATCAACAGCAGGTCTTTGCAATCCTTCTCAGGAATGTTATACTGGATGGACATCTTGCGCGGTCCCATTCCAGCATCAGCACCGTGATTCGTATGCTTGGCTCGGCAATATTCATCAGACTTCTTATCAACCTCATTCTCAGGGATTCCAAATATCTGATTACACAACCACTTATGCTCACTGAATCCTGGCACGGAAAGCCGTCTCAATCTATCCGTGTCGTTAGCATACCATGCTGCGAGCCTGTTCTCAATACCTGAAAAATCTGCCTCCACGAAACACCAATCCGAATATGACGGGACATAAATATATCTGGCTCTTTCAGGAATATTCTGCATATCAGGACCGCTACTAGCAAGGCGACCAGTGTTAGTCCCATGAACGAGGAAGGAGGTATGAATACGATCCACGGCAAGCTCTTGCTCGTCGGTAGGGTCCTGTAGGAATGTTGAGATAAGTGTGCCAAGTTCTCTTACCTTACGGAGAGCATTTAGCTCTGGGCGTTGTGTCTTACGGAACAGCCTGTCGAGTGCCGTCTTATCCGCTGTGATCTTTTTTGTGTGAGCGTGGAGTTGGACGGGAAAGTGCATGGTTTCGTAAAGCCAGTGTCGGACGATGGCTGGAGAGTCCCAAGGGACCACTCGTTTTGTCCCTGGTGTATGTGTGTACTTAACCAGTTTTCCGCTTTTGCCAACTGTTCCTTCGGGAGCAAGCACACGAACACGGATGGATTTATCATATGGCTTCAACTCTTCTGGAAGATGTGTCTCACATTCATTCAACTCTAGCTGGAATTTCTCTCGAATAAACCTGATTCGATTCTTGTCAACCTTAATCCCTGTCTCCGTCATCATCTTGCATATCTTGGCGATTGGGACTTGGACTAGATTGTAGAGATCGAGCAACTTATACATCTTTAACAGTGGTAGGATGGCTCTGAATATCTGGGCTGTTGCATCCACATCACAAGCATTGTAGTATAGAGGATCGCTGTGACTAAGATGTTTCCATGCAACCATGTTTGTGAAGACGGAAGCTATAAACTCTAAGTCGTGAGGGGCATCCGGCTGAAGTAAATGGTGCATCAGCATGATATCCCAGGTTTGGACGTTAGGTTGTGGCCTTACACCTGCTATAGCTAGGTGGTCGAGATCAAATCCAATGATGTTCTGGCCTATAACTTCCTTAGCTTCAAGGAAGATGCGTTTGAGTTGATTAACGTACTCCCCTTGAAAGGGGGCGACAAGGACATGATAAAGTTGTCTAAGATCAGAGATTCCAACGACGGTAATGTCTTGCGTGAACCTATTCGTTTCAATGTCAAAGACCAGAGATTCCGCATGGAAAGCCTCCATCTCTTCTAAAGTTGGGCTTAAGTTATAGTGTTGTGGTGGGACTTGAGTACCCTTCATTAAGTCTGAGATACAGGCTGGCATCATGCTAGAGTCGCGCATGAGTGCGGCTGGATGGATGGTAGCAATAGCGGGAATCAAGGACATTAGCTCACACGTTTTCGAACATCTTCTGTATCCACAGTCAACGAGCTACCACGCCACTTGAAAATAGAAGTCAAACCTGTCAACCAATATAAAGCCTTCGCTCCAATAATATCTAGTCGTGTCCACGGACGGGATTCTAGAACAGGCAGGACATGATTCTTGATACAATGCTTGACGATCTGCTCACCTTCAGCCTCAGAGCAATACGAGCGAGCCTTGTTATCTGTTGGGAATACATTGTCAGGGGGTCTGCAATTGATAGTATTGATTAGAGTTAGCTCATCCCAATTCACACCAGCTTTACGATACATAGACTGGGCTATTCGACCGCTCCCACCAACGAGGGGTTCTAGCTTAATTGATTCTTCTTCACCAGGAGCTTCTGCTACAACAATTCTGAGGCTAGGACCCATTCGAGGTGGACAGAGATTGTTGTCAGGAAATTTTTGCCTGAGAGGACATCCCTCACATTTTGGGCAGTCCCTAACTTTCATCTGGAATCCAAACTAGCTTGACACCACACTTCTCAGCCCTCTTAAGCATACACTTCTCACACATAACATAGCCATGTTCATCATGGTAGATACCCTTCCCGTGAAGGCAATCATAGCATATGCGGACTTCTTTGGGATAGTAATTCAGGTCAGAGTATGGCTCGCCAGAGGGATAATAAGCATCTTGTTTCCAGTGGCCTTTTATGTGGCTATGTAGGAGAGCTTTCTTCACTTTTATGGAGTCTCCTTAAATCTTTCTCTGATGCACAATCATAATCCGCATCATCCTTCCATGCTAGGACATACATAGTGGTACCATCATCATCTCGATACTTGTGGGAGATACGAAGGTATTCTTGTACATCATCTTTGTAAATTACTTGACCGACTCTAAATTTGAATTTCTTCATTTACTTTCCCTGATGCTTGAAGTATTCAACTTGAGCAAGCCGCTTAGCAGCTTCATCTCGGGTCTTGTATGGGCCACCTAAGTTCTTCATGTGGCCTTCCTTGTCCTTATGAGTTGGGCTAACGACATGATATCCATCATTGCGTTTGACAATCATCTTAGTACCCTTTTCCTCCTAGAAATTAAACCGGGGTAGCTTTGAACTACCCCGGCAGATGTGACTACATCCTATCCTATTTCAAGTCTGGGACCAGACTGCTTGTCAGGCTTAAGCTGAAGGTGCGACTGTGAAAATTCCAAACTGTGTCTGTTCAACCGTTACGCCATTCTTCACATAGTTGTTCTGAACCATCTGTGCTGATATGCGAGAATGCGCTGATGTAGCAACACGGTTGAGATAAGTCTTGGGGTCTTCGCCTGGAAGTGAATCCGTCCCTAGAGCAATCTCAAGTTTCTTGAGAGCCTGGGCAGACCACGACATAGGCTTTTTGGTTTTGGGTGACAACGCTGTTGGGTCGGGATACGTCGCAAACGCTACCCTACCCGCTTGATCCCCATCGGCCACGTCGAACCGAACGTTCAACTCTTCCTGGCTCGTGAACGGATTGATTCGATACTCCGCTCCTGGCTGTAGCTGGAACACATAAGGTCCAGCGGGGATTGGTGCTATTTTCTCTAGTTCTACATCACTTAACAGTACGTCAACAAATGGCACTTGGTTTTCCTCCAATTGAAGTTTTACTTCTAGTTGTTGTACAACAGGGAATCGAAAAAGGTTGGGAGAGACTGCCTGCACGCTCTATCCAGAGCGTCCACCTTGCTCACTTACCCAGAGGGTCTGCTAGGTATAGCACATTTCTGTGCTAAATGGTGAGACTTATTTTTGCAGCTTCATCCCCCCCAACCTTATGCGGACAAATTCCTTTGTTTTTAGCTTTACCACAGTTACAATTAAAACACAAAACTTGAATTGAATCTGGAAAATTATTTTTGATTACCCAACGATACAAATTTCTCGACCCTATTAGCTTGGTAAAGCTGCTGGTAGTGGTTTCACATTTGCCTCAAAGACCTTCGTGTACTCAGTCAAAGCTCTTGAATAGATATCATCAAACGTACCAAGGTTTTTACGGGGATCAAATGTCATTTCGGTAGGTAAGAAGGATTGGTCAAACTCAACGCTGAGTCTATTCTTAGCTATGATACCAGAACCATTATACTCTGTAAGGAAATACCTCTGGAGTGTACGGCTCTTGGCATCCTTCGGGTCTTTGAGGATAGCTCTGGTTCTGAGACACAACACAACATCAAACATTGCAGTCGAGCCTAGAAACATCTGGCCTGGTAGATCAGGCCCCATGAGAGTTTCACCTTGTCCACTCTCAGGGTCGGGCCTATCCACACGGAAGCCAGCCGTCACTAGGATATGCTGGTTCCTATCAAGAATCTTGCGTAGGAGCTTTCGGGTCAATTCACCCATAGTTCCATAGTCGTCTAGTTCTGGGACACCCATCAATCTCTTTTGAGAGTCACCCTTCGCACGGGGAATGGTCAGAGCTTTGTCCTTGATGAACGTCTTGACCATCTCTGTAAGGGAGTCTAAGCCTAGACTTTCCTTATCCTTAAAGATAGCCCCTGAGCAGAATGCATCGAAGTCATCGTAGGACTTCAACTCTACATAGTCAAAGTTCTTGGTTGCCACGGACAACAGCCCTGAGCCGTGTCCTGTCTCACACACCCCTGCTCCAAGATTCGGGAAAGTGGACATGAAGGTTGTCTTACCTGAGCCTGCAAGTCCGAACACTAACACCTTTAGTTTGAAGTCTTTAGGAGAGATTAAGTCTTTGGTATTTTTTATGACGAGAGCCATTTACCCTCACTTATGGTTTGGAATCTTCAGAATAGTTGTCTTCCTGAAAAGGAATATCCTCTTTAGGGGGAGCACCAGTATCACAGATCGGTCCTATGGTTCCAGTCTTAGGCCATGCTTTCCGGTATCGCTCTGCGTCTTCATCACTGGCCGTTATGGATGCGAAGAAGTCTATTTGAGTCTTCAGGTATTCATCCATGTAAGCACGTGACTGGAACATTCTCTCAGGACTTAACCTGCCTGGACTCCGTGGGTTATAGCCAGTTTTCTTCTTACGAATGTGGATTCGTTCCAAAGGGATTCTCCTGGTGGGATTAGGGTCGGGCCAGCTTGATGACTGACCCGCCCTATTTGTTGGGACGCATGTAGCTCCTTGATAGAGTTCCTGCGGTGCCCTGTGATGGCCTCAAGCCTAAGCAATTGAGCTTCAGGCTTGCCATTGCAGAGTTGGCTGATGCCAACGATGAGACAGCATCAATAAAAGATGCTGTCAATCATAAGGCGGTTTTGGAGGCACATTAGTTCATTTTTTCTTTGCGAGTTTTAAAATTGTATTCCACCGACTTTTGACTGTTCCTACGGGAATTTTGAGCTTGTCAGCGATTTCTTCGTCAGTATAGCCATGAAATTGAAGTTTTGCTAAAACTTGCTGACTTTTGGAAAGGTGAGAAACGAACTCCTTGAGGGCATATTTCTCTTCTACAGACCGTCTGATATCAGGAACGACAGCCGCTTCGTCAAGATCAACCTCATTCCTTCTATCTCGTTCTTCTTCAATATCATTGCAGTTATGCCGAAGAATGGATGTCGCCCATGAGGAAAACTGGCTATCTCCTTTGAATTGAGAGACATCCCGGAGGACTTCAACCACAGTTCGACTGATAGCATCCTGATCCTCATACCAAGGGGCTTCCTCACCATACCTAGCCCGAAGTTGACGGGTTAAGAATTGCAGGAGATACTTCCCAAACTGTTCGTATGTGTCAGGACAAGGGTTGGACTTCCAGCTTTGGTACGACTCGTTGATATCCATACATGATTACCTTTCTATATTATAGATTAGACTGCCTTTACAAAGTTTTTATTGTATTCAAATCGAAATTCATTTCCCACGGAATTGCTAAATTTATTAAATTTCGCGGTTATAAATAGAGAAACCGTCTTAGAATCAGGGAATGTGTGGCCACCATCAGTTTCCCAAAGTAAACCATGTCTGCAAAACATCTCTTCCAAGAATGTTATTTCTCCTGTTCCATACACTTTGTGTCTTATAAATTGTCCAATTGAAAAGCTATCCATATTTCCTCCAAATTATGATTTTACCACAAGTCGTCAAATGCTCCCACATCTGCCAGATTATGCATGCACTTCTGCCACTTCGGACCATGAGCATCGAACGTCTGTCCTACAGAGACGTGACACATCTCATGGAGAAGGTTCAAGAAGGTTTCAGTAGAGGCTAGATTGTACTTCGGGTTCATCTCGATCCAGACATCCGGCTCACCAAGATGATAGGTGTAGGCTATGAAATGATCTCCCCCGGCTGGACCCCAATAGACGATCAGGTCTTTGGGGAGTTTGTCCTCAAAGAACTCATGGTTGTACTCGCGATACTGATGGGTAAGTGGCGGAGAAGCAACACGCCCGGACTGTGAATACACCCCTCCCGTAGCAAGACAGACAGCTAGAACGATGCTAAGTAGTTTCCTTTTTAGCAAGTTGCACCCGCCCCACATATTGCACGATTGTCCTACACTTCCCGCATATCCAAGCAGGATTGCCGCTATTATACTTCACCCTGCAAATGCGTTTCTGCTTGCATTTCGGGCAGAAGATTCGCTTCTGAGTTTGAAATTCCATTTCCACCTCCAAAGGGTCCTACACCTCCAGAAAATTTTTTGCGCTGCATCATCTATTATTGCGGCTTTTTGCGCTTCGGCGATTTCCAGCCATGACCAAAGTATTCCGCATTTATCCCCTGAAATTGCATGGACTTAGGCGGTACGGGCTTAGGCTTCGCCTGTTTGTTTGTTGGCATCTTAACCCCCTGTTGTATCTTCGAGATACCATGTACGAGTGCCATCAGCGTTCTGAACTAAAACGCAAGCCACTCCATTCCCCTGAATGGCAAACATCCGGCTATAATCATCTTCGCTGAAGTTGGTCATGGGATTGTCGAAGAATGGATTCTCAAGCATCCCCTGATGCCGCTTGAGCCATTCAATAGGATGCTGAGTAAAAAGAACAGTCTCAGCTTCCTGTTCTTCTGGTGACATTTCATTCCACTGTTTCATGTTTACCTCCAAACGTACTTTCCACATCTACACTCTACAGGCTCAACACTCCGAACGAGCTTGAGCAAAACCTGTCCGCAGATGGGACACACACGAGTTGCCCAATTTTCCTTTTTTTCCTTCGCTTCATCTCTGGTTGAGAAGCCCCAATTCTTTCTAGCTTCCAGCCAACGGTTTGATATTTTCGAGATCAAGATACTCCTCCCTTGGCTTGAACTTCGTGCGCTTCATCTCGTCGCTCCAGCCCCACAAGTGAGGCAGATAATAAGGACACTGTGACCACCCCGAACACTGTTCGCGGTTACACGGCCAGATGACTCTATCGCCGTACTCTTGCCGCATGAACTCGATTTGATCTGCAATATAGATGATATCGCGGATCGCAATTTCGATCTGTTCCGGCGACCGTTCGAGCTTCTGACGCTCAGGGAATGATGGCCCTTGCTGTCCCTTATCGCTCTGACGAGTTAGAATGTTAACGATGAAATTCCCAATCGCCACATCAGGATAAACTTTGCGAGCGGCATATAGATAAATGCTAGCTTGGTCCCTAGCAGCCCATGCCTGAACGGAATTTCCTTTACCCCCGCGCTTCTCAGTCTTGTGGTCAATAATATCCATACACTCTCGCTCAGGATACTTCACAAGCAAATCAATCTTGCCGACGAGATAATGGCGTTCGTTGAGAGGGACTTTGAAGGTTCGTTCAACGTCTATAACTTCAAATGGCTCAACAGGATAGTGGCGCTGATAGGCTTGCATCATAATTCCAGCTTCGAGTTCGAGAGCTTCATTTTGACTAGCAGGATATATCTGACTGTTGGAGTAATGTTCCTGCAATAGCTCATGCATTCTGCCCCCAAACTCTATAGGTGCAACATCCCCAGCATCCTTTGGAAGTGTCTCAAGACCAGTTCCATCCCGCTCATAACACTCGTAATAGTAAGCTGGTCCCGGATCACGGAAGGCATTCGCTCTGGAAAAGTCTATGTTCATGTTATATCACCTAATTTGTGCAATAGGTTACGGTTGTAAGCAACTGATTGCTCGAAGTCGGGGTCGAGTCTCTTAACGGAAATAATCACTCCAAGAGGAATTGCCACTGAATTCAGAAACCCTTTCTTCTCTCCCTTAGTCGAGACGATATCCACAGAGATTTCGTCTAACCTTCTCACCCATCCAACCGTCTCAATCAGAGGAAGAGGCATAGCAAGGTCATCATCATAACACCAGCCGTGTGCATAAGCAGAATCATACCACTGTATTAAGACGAGATGATTTACATCTTCTTTATTTAATTGGTTGTGTTGATACAAGACTCACCTTCCTTTCTTCCCAGAATGGTTTCTCAACCTTATCCCAGTCCCATACATCAGGGTCCCAACCATTTATCCAGAACGATGCTTCTGGACTTGAATCAAACATCCGATAATTCCAATCCACAAGCTTCTTCAAATGCTGTGGACCCACTATAGGTGGCATACGGAGCATAGTGAAGAATCTATAGAACTTAGCTCTACTCAGTGGTGGCTCTCCTAACTTGGAACCACAACCACCCTTAGCCAAGTCCTTACTACTGCACCAAGATGTTCGCTGTACAGGGTATGTCGTTAGCCACATCTTCTCGGCTGTTGGATACCTCTCTCTCAGGCGTAGCCACCAGAACGTTAGCTTACTATGAGTAGGATTATGATAGGACGACCAATTTGCCATAGAGGATATTGAAACGAATCCTAGAGATCGTATAAACTGCTCTCTGCTAGAACCTAACGGGGAAATCTTATTATCTACGGTGTTTCGTTTTTGCGCCGTAACCGTAAAGAGAAATGGTGGTAGCTTGGGATCAGCCAGATCAGAACAGAGAATTGACCCATCTTCTTTAATACCAGGGTAGAGCTGAGATGGTGTAGTAATGGTTGGAATCTCCCCCACATCTGGGAACTGAATGACCAAGTTAGATATCATTCATGACCCTCCTTAGACTTCATCCATAGGAAAATCAAACTCTGCATCAACAGGATTTGCCCTTACTGCTAATTCTCTTTCTCTGGCTATCCGAATTCGTTCTTGATCCGCACCAGCCTGGACTCCCATTAAAAGTTCATCCCAATTAAGTCTTGGAGGTGCCAGTCCATCATTCACTGACCAGTGAATTAGCTGATGCTGATAATTATCATTATCGAAGTTGTACTCTCTCATATATACTCCTTGAAGATCAGCACCATTTCTTAATGTACGGGCCATCTTCAAATACAGAGACTTATGGTGTCGGGTGTGTTTTGGTTCACGGATAATCCACACTTGTATCCCTTTAGGTAGGTGGGCAAGCGTCCACTTGATCGTCTTAGGATTTGTGCTCAATTCTTCAGGCCAGTCAGCCAACCTATTGAAGGTACCATGCATATTCATATAGAGCATATACCCTAACTCACGCAGGTAGCGTTTGGCTTCCGAGCCTTGTAGAACTCGTTTGTTCTCTTTTACAATTACCCGTGTCTTTGTTGGCATCACTCCCTCACAGAGAATTGACCCATCTTGAAATCGCTCTTGACAATCTTATCCCACTGGCTCTTTCTACAGAATCAATATGGGGCATGGAATTAACTTCAAGCACATAATATCTTCCATCTTTTCCTAGCAGTACATCAGCCGCTCCAAAATCCATGTACAAAGCTTTTACCGCAGCTACGGAAGGCTCTGCTAACTCCAGTTCATTCTCCAACCCATCCTGAAGAACGAACTTAAAACCAAATCTATGATTCCT